GCAGTGGACTGTGCGGCGGCGGCATCAAGAACTGCTTGGTTAGCAGTTGATTGAGCAGCAGCAGCGTCAGATAGTGCTTGTGTAGCATCTGCCTGAGCAGCAGCAGCATCAAGAACCGCTTGGTTAGCAGTTGATTGAGCAGCAACACCTTTGTCGTAAGCCGTCTTAGCAGCAGTGCTTGATGCGATGGTTATGCTGCTGGTGAGCGAAACGCTATCGGACAGTTTGCTTTGCAGAGCGGAGGGTACGAGGGCATTGGTGGTGTTTACACCTGCCTGCGCCTCTGCGTTCGTCGCCAAGTAAACCACACCTTGCTGTGTAGTTGAAGCGTAAGGGTATTGATAACCAACATCGAGAAGAACCCAGGAGGTGCCATTAGACAACCACCAATCGCCAATGTGAACGAGCGTAGGTGAACCACCTGGAGGAGTCATTGTCCCAGTGACTGAGACGATAACAAAAATCTCTGCGTTGGTAGATGACGGTGAAGGCAACGGTGAACCCGCAACCAGTCCCGCAAGAACCCCTTCAGGAGTGGTTGTCACCACAAGTCCGGTAGAACCGTCTATTGTACCGCCTAATGTGATATTGTTTGAGATAACCAAAGCATTAATCTGCTGCTGCAGGTTACGCCCTTGATTAGCAGTAAGCGCCTCAGTGACCGAAGTGCTGGATGTGGTATCATTGAGTTGCACAACGCCCGGTTGCGAGGTTGTGCTATTCAGGATACTGATGACACCAGCAGTCACGTCAACATTCGCACCCGCCTGAACAACACCGAGCGAACTGTTGGTTGCCTCAGGGATGCTGATGACACCGGCAGAAACATCAATGTTGGACCCAACTTGAACAATACCTTTGGTAGATGTTGAAGCGTTGGGGATTCCTGAGATGGGAATACTTTGACCAGGATCAAAAACAATCGGTCCGGTCATTGTGCCACCGGACTTAGGCAATGCTGCGTCGGCAGTTGCTTGTGCCGCAACAACGTCTGTGTCTAACTCAACTAGAGCGGACTGAACCTCAGTTGCAGAGAGAGTTGTGCCAGTGTTGTCGAAAGAGACGTTGGTTGCAGTAGGAGATGCGTAAAGAGCAGCAAAGTTCCAGACGCTGCCGGAGAAGACGTAGAAACCTTGGTAAGTGTCGCCGGAAACACCCGAGACAATAACAGTATCGCCTTCGATGGGGGTGACGCCTAAGACGTTGGCGATCTTATCAGAGGTAGTTGCGCCAGGCGCAACAGCAACAGCGGAGTTTGTTGTTTGGTATGATGAACCACCAGAAAGAGGAATGTCGTTCCAGATTGAATGATTTAGAGTGGAATCCCACTGCAAAAACTGGCCATCTGTAGGAATATCGCCATAGTGCTGTGGGCTGATGAGGAAATAATCGTCTAACTCGGGAATCGTTAGGGCAACCTCAAACCATCCATCCCCAAGAGGACACGGTGTGGTTGATCCGTCGATCAGAGTTTGGGTGTCTGACCCATCTCCCACCAGCATAACCCGGTCAACCAGGTTGAAAAAGATTTGACCTTCTAAAAGTGATTCAGGGAGGTACCCGGGATCAGAACTCCGGGTGTTAAGGATTTGAACGGTCATGGCGGGAGTTAAATAATGAGTCCGGCATCAATAGTAGTCACTAAACCAGTAGGGTCAATTGTCATTCCATTTCCGCTTCTCATGTACCCGTTTGCGGATAGGTAGGAAGAAAGATTTGACTGGACCCACCCCTGCGTTACGAAGGCAGCGGGATTGTTCGGTATTTCATATTGTGCGTAGATTGCGCCCTCGAACACTCCCCCGTTCTGAGTGATATTATCTTGTGGATACGGGACGACAGAAATCCATTGCCCCCCGTTCAAATCAACATACCAAATGTTTAGGTTTGAGTTTGTGGAATCGTACCACAAACTACCCGAAACTGGTTTAGGGGGCGGAGAAGCAGAAACATAAACAGGAGAACCAGTAGGAGTTGGTAAAGTTGTAGCGGACCATTGTACTCCCGACCACTTCCAAGTTTTGCCATTTGCTGTGTAAACTTGCCCCAATGTAGGGTTCGGGGGGAAACTGTACGCCATGCGTTGTCGACCTACGTATAGTGAGTTTTACCCTAAGGTCCAAACCCTTGGTTATCCCAAGTGTACCCACCTCCGTCTGTTGGTTCCATTATGGACGGAGTGCCGCCAGTGAGTTCAGCATAGTTATCACCCGTAATCCAGTTGGGGTTGTTATCATTTTGATTGATTGCACCGTATCCTACGCGATAGTCTGGTGCTTGATCGCCCGCTGTATCAGTGGTCCACCCGCTTAAACCTTTCCCTGAGACACTGTTATAACGCTGTGGTATTCTCCAACTCCTCATGATCCCGCGAGGGGTATCAATAGCGGAATCCCCATTTCCGGCGCGTATGGCCGTCATTGCCATTTCTGCTTGAATCTGTTTTAGGCAAGATTCGAAGTCACGTAGTACATCTTCGCGACGACGTACAGTGTCTAGATAATAACGAGCAATAATAAGTGCAGTGCGTCTCCTATTTGAAGTAATAAGTACCTGCCCTGCTTTACCTGACTGCTCAATGTAGGAGTCGATGAGTGAGTTGGCGTCCTGGATCGCCATGCGCAATTTTGCCACATTCACTGTGGTCGCTGAAGCATTATCAATATTTGTGAGTTGAATAGCTTCTTTTAGTCCGTAGGCTGTGATGAAGTCGTCGGGCGATGCGCTACGGGGGTCAGAATGACCCGGAGTCATCACGCCACTGCGAGTCTGATATGGAAATCCGTATCCTCCGATAGTTGCTCCCAAGTTTGATTGAGAGTGCGAACCATCAGTTGTTTCATCCGGCGATGTTTCATTTATGGCCGGAACACGGTAGAATGCCCTCACAGCATTCCGCTTCAACACTGTATCATTGGCTGTCGGTGGTACCGGACCCCTCAAACATTGTCTTAGGTCTAGCGGTGGCTCATAGGAAACAAACACCTCGTCCCAAGGCGACAGTGCCCCATCGAGCCCCAACGAAATCATTGTCGTTGAAGCGTAATTCACTACACTTATGCCAATCTGTCCATAGTTCACAGTGAATGACATCACTGGGACACCGACTTGAGTGTCCAAGGGCCCATCAAACGTCAGCATTACTGTCGTCGGATTCGTGACCGAAATGTTACTGACCTTGGGAATTGCCACTCTTCTGCGTCTTAGTTAATCGGTTTTACCCCGCCAATCAAACCATTCTTTCAGGCGGTTCGGCGCAGAAATACAGGTATGTTTCGGAACCCACTTCATTTGTGAAGGGATAGAAATATTCTGAGACAAAAAACGCATAAGCCTCTGTATCTTTCCTAACCCGCACAACCCAATTTTTATTATAGGGGTAGAGGCAGTTTGTCAGATTATTAACGCCAACCCGCAAAGGCCATTCGTCCCTCCAAGTTGTCATCCAATCCTCAATTGTGACAATATTTCCGACTACGCTGTAGTCAATCTGAGCCACAATGTTACCTCCCTTTTGTTCAGCAACAGCATAAGGTGGTGTGGAATAGTCGAAAGTTTCGTTGGTACGAGCGTATGCTTCGCCGTCCCACTTCACTTGAAGATACCTAAACTCCTCAGTATCTATTGAGGAATAAGCGAAGTCTTGGACTAACCAAGTTGGAGAACTGAAGGAAGGGCGACGAATTGCCATGGTTATTTAGGGGGGAGAGTTCCAGGTGGCTTGCCCACCATAAGGGTTTGAACGAGGAGATGTGCCGAACGAGGAGTTTTTTGGCATAGCCGATGCCGAAGTTGGAAAGACAAAGTCCCACACTGTTTGCTCGTCAACAGGCTGTTCCGAGTCACCGTGACTGTCGCTCCCTTGACCACCATCGTTCTGACCTGCATGACCGTGTTGAAGATCAACATGACGCACCCAAATAAAGCTACCGCCCCGACTAAGACAAACGCAAAGCCAGTCGGAGTTCATCGGGCCACCCGACTCAATCACCATACAACCATGGTTCTCTGACGAAGCGGGTGGAAGACTACCTGCGGGATAAATGGGGAGCCGAGTCATCGAACTATTGTTCGGCATCTCTGGTTTATTTTTGGCGTCCGTCGCGTGAATCTCTGGATCGAACAATACGTCTTGAAGGATAGCGTATTGGTACTGACCGTTTGACGGGGAGATGTTCACTCGCTTACCAACTAAACCTGGCGGTTGACGACCGGAGAAAGCAGGCGAAACATCTATCCAATGGGAAGCATTTGGTTCCTCTCCAATTCTTCGCCCCGATATTTCACCGGCACCTGTGATTTGTGGGATGTCCGGGTTCATGTCATCGAAGATTACCCGCACTCTACCGCGATTAAGCGGATCATCTACAGAAGTGACAACCCCCCGCAAAGTACCATGGGGCAAACCCGCCAACTTTCTGTTGGACTCATTTGCTGCCAAAAGCATCGAGATTTTTTGTACAAAGTCCGAAGATTTAAGGGGGGGAATCATTGTTTGTCAGAGTCGCGAACGAATCGAGGAATGTTGCGATGTTGAACTTTCTCGGGTGGTTTTACTGGTGCGGGGTTTTGGTGAGGCGCCCTTTGGGTGATCGGAGCGATAGGTTCGGGGTTTTTCTCAATAATCACTTCAACCGGCGGCGAGATAGAGGGACTTTTGTCCTGGGGCTGATCGTCGCCAAGCTGACTTTTGCTGGACGTCGAAGAATCCGTCTTCGGCGACGGAGGCGTCAGCAACGAAGTAGGCGTATCCGAGTTTGTAGTGGTTGGCGTCGACCGAGTAAGTTTTGATGTCATGATCGCATGTTGGTGGGATTTTGTAAATCGAGGCGTCCCAGATTGGTGCGGGAATAGGGCTAACGCCTCCATTCAGCAAATCCATCTCCAGGAACCCTGTTAGGGGAACGCAAGGGTTGATGTTGACATACTCTCCAATCCAATCTCCGTATCCTTTGCCAACTGCCGAAACCACGTCTGCCTGGCGATTATGCAAGGGTGCGTATTCAGTTAGCTGGGCTTCGGTGAACTCATCGAACTGTAGTTCTTGAGTGGGAAATATACCTGAGTTGGCGTAAGGACCGCTCTCAACATTATCGAAGTAAGCAATGTTCGAGTAAAGGTACGGTTCCGAATAAACATAGGCGTAATCGGGAACTGTATCGGAGTATAGAAACAGTTCATCATAGATGACAGGTTCACTCAAACTATCCGGGCATTCCATTGGATCGGGATCTATACTTGAACCCCAATAGGCAAAGTCTTGAAGAGTCAGTGCGACCTTCTGCCAGATTGTTGCGTTTCTTCCATAATCAAGGGGCATACGGACAAAGTACCGCTCCCAGTTTTCTGGACCAGGACCGTTATTGATGTCAGCGCGAAGGGGATTGATAAAGTTGTTTTCTGCAAGGTGGGCTTGGGTTTCCACTACCTGTAGCGCCTCTCCCTTCCACAACCGAAGGGGCGATTCTGCATCGTACACGTTAGGAGACATGTAATAGGTGATACCACTAAACACTTGGTCAGTGATATCTTTGACATATGCGGTTGTCAAGTTGTCCGACATTGTAATAGTCGGAAATTGAGTTTTTCCTGTGAGATTAAGTGGAGTGTAAGTAAAAGTGTATTTCGCTGTAGTTGAGTCTCCACTATACATTATCTTATAGTCAGCGGTAGAGTAAACTATCCCATTCTGCAACAGTGCGCCGTCGCAGTAAAACAGAAGCACGGCGGTATTTAGAGGAGCATTAGGAGAAGCAGAGGGGACATTACTATTAATCGAAACCCATGTGCTTGCTGAAACTTGATCTACAACAAAATAAGATCCCACTAACCCAGGATATAGAGAACTGTCTGGACATAGAACGTCGCCTTGTTGGTAAAAACTACCAGGATTGTTGATAAGAGCAAGCGTAATGGTATTCCCCGTCACAGTTATATCTGCGCTCGCACCACCACCACCCGAAGCACTTTGAAGCACTAAAGATGTGGCGGGATAGAATCCGTTAGTAAGGCCAATACCAGGATTTAACACGGATAAAGACACAATGCCAGAGGGTGACGTAACATAGACGCTAGCGGCACGAGTCGACACAGGTGTACTAGCATAGTCCCACCACATGGCGCCGTTTCTCAAGGTGCCCGATAAAGAAGAGTTGGCTATGTATTTCAATACAGAGTCTGGTAACACCTCCCAAGTAGTATTGTTATAAACTTTCAAGAGTTTCAGTTCGTAACTCTCAGTGATGACAATATCCAAGTTAGTGAGCGAGTATAAAGTAGATTGAGTGCCTAGTCCAGTGGCATCTTGTAGAACTACCGGCACCCCTGCGGGAAGCAAAGAAGCCACGTTTGACCAATCAGATAAGGTTAAATACCCGAACTCTGAGGGAGTCCAATACACAGATGAGTCTGATCGGTACAAAATAAGTGTTCCAGGTGTTGTTAGAGTGCCTTGGATACCTAAAACATTCTCAGCAACAGATAGGCCCGTTATATCTAGTATTTCAACAACAGTTCCCACAGGCAAAGTGTTAGCATTTGCTATGAATGCTGCCACATTTGCATAAAACACAGAGACAGTTGTCCCAACATTGGGGGGATTTCTATAAGAGACTTCGACCCACCCGTAACAGTCTTGACCTTGCCCATACCACACAGCGAACGCGCCAGTCGCGGTATTCCACCAAGATTGCCCCAGTTTCGGGTTTGACGGAGGTTCCACGTCTACTGTGGTTCTTTGATCGTAAATATCCGTCACCAGGTCGTCGAAACCCAACACGCGGGAAAACGTGGAAAGACCCAGAGAGTTGACTTCGTTGAACCCATGAAGACTTAGACTGTCAAAGACAAAGTTGAAGGGAAGAGGGCCACCCTTATTGCCCCATGTCCCTAAGAAGTTTTTCAATATATTGGAATCGCCCCAATCAGAAGGATCTCGCCAGGGTTCTATCTTTACGGCAAGAGTGGCATTGACTGCAGAGGTAGAGTCGGAATAGCCCCACACTAAGAAAACCGTGAGACCTGATGCATCTGTGACCAGCGTCTTGGGAATAGTGAGAAACCATCTTTCTACAGTACTATCGTACTGCGGAGCAATATCAACATTTATTGTTGAAGTGTATGAAAGAAAAATAGGTTGGTCAAAGTAATAGATAGACCCGGCGAAAAGTGTTGGGAAACTGTAGGGGAATGCGTGCTGAAGGTCCCAGTTAGGGGAAAGCGTAAGGGAAGTTCCAGACGCTGAGCATACGAAAGAGTTGTCCCCAGCCACACCCACTGTTGGACGATAGAATGGCGCAGATCGTTTAGTGGGAACGTCAATCTTTAATTGAACATTGGCGGCGATTTGATCATAGAAACTCTGCGGTAAAGATCCGAGAGATATTACCTGAGTGTCGTTCTCAGTGACAACACTTTGTATGGTGTACTCATCGTAATCAAGAAATACTTTGAGTCCTGATGTAAGGTTTTCAATGGGTTCGATAACGATTGTTTCATCCCAGTTCCTTATTGAAAGTATTCGTGCAACAACGAACGAGTTGTATACACCATAAGACCCGCTCAAAAGTTGGCGTTTCTGGGAGACTGTAGAGGCTAGATTAAACCAATAGTTCCCCCCATTCCAACCCAAAAACTGTGCCAGCCAGTCTAGTTGGTCATTGACCCTATTCTCAGTAGCTTGAACTGAACTTTGCTGATCGGGAGAAAACCATGGCGAAGTGTAACCACGCTGTTCGAACTCGGTCGTATTAAATACGGGTGCGTATTGCGTCATGTTAGGCCTCGATCACGATGTCACTCTTTGTTAAAGCAGCATATTCTTGTTTCATGCAAGTTTGGGGGCCCATCCATGTCACCTCATACTCTTTTACAACTTCATACAGATCGATCAAGTCTTGGTCGAAGGGCAAAGTCAACCAATCAGTGACTGGTGTGTAGTCTCGGTGAACGATGTACCGTTTATCTCGAATATCAGTTAGTTTGTACTTATTATTGATGTCGATATTAGCCAATAGACAGTACGTTGCCGGCGTTTCCACTCCCAGTGAATTGATGAATGTGGTTGGCAGAGAGTCTTCAGGATAGATCACCAAAACACATTGAGTTGATGCCTCCGTGGGTGTTGTGAGACGAGTCACAGATCCTGTAACAGTGACACTTTCAATGGCCATATCCGGGCTCGACCATTCCACTTTCCAACCAGTTTGAAATGTTGCGTCAGGCACATCAAACTGAAAAAATTGCCCAGTTTCGTCTTTTCCAATTGAAGCAGTTCCGACGAAAGAATCAACTCCGTCCGTCACATAGTACAAATTGGCATTACCAGTGAAGGCGGTGTCTGTGGGACAACGGAGAGAGATTTGAGAGTAGGCGGAAGCCAAAGTGGACGCCCATTGAATATACGAACTTGAAGGTTGCGCGTATGCTGGAAATAGAGAGTCTTGGTTCTTCCAGAAAGTGCCCGAGGTATTTAAAAAGGCATTCTCAGCCGGGTAACGCCAGCCCACAACGTTATCTGTGCTAGACGTGATAGCGAGAGGTAGACCAGTTAGAGCAAAGTTTTCCACGGAATAGAGATTCTCGGTGGGAGAGTTATCATAGATTAAACGGTAAGCTACGGTATAACTCCCAGATTCAATACCTATCTCCTGAAGGTTGATAATAGTGGGACGAACAGGATTTGTACCATATTGCCATACAATATTTCCCGCTTTAATAAGCATAGTAGAATGGTCATCAGACGAAATAACTTCCGTCGAAGTCGGACCATTTATACCTTCACCCCACGGTACATACACAAAACCCACATTTTCATGAGCTAAATCTCTCCCAGTGGAATTTGCTAGGGGGACAACGTTGAAGAAATCGATTTGATAAGTTTCGCTGACTGCTGGAAGTCTGCGGTAAATTGGACGACCCTCAGCAATCCACTCAGTTGGACGTGACTCTAATTTTTTAGTCTTAATGTATTGTGGCGAAAGAACATTAAACAAACTTTGTGTTGTTGTGGTTTCTAGTGTTTGAGAACCGCCAGTTGTAGAGATAAGTTGTTGGCTCATAGATTTAACGTCCCTATGCCGTACGTAGGCGGAGTGTAACCATAGGATGTGCCAGGATAGTAAGAAAGTTGCGGAGTTTCTCCGAGAGTGGCAGTGTTCTCCCACACATACACAAGTTTCTCATTATCGTTGGTAAAACGACCTTTATTTTTTGGAACGATCGTGACTTGTGTAATCCCCAACTTGATGCCCGAAATTGCTTTGCCCAATTGAGATAACACCGGCTGCTCGCAAGTGTATGCATTGACGTACCGAAGCAGATTGCCAGCGTATTCTTCGTTCCGTGTCGTATTAACAACTGTGGTGTTTGTCCAGTTTACGACAGTTTGAGTGGGAGTAAAGGCACGCATCACCCTATAAAGGTCGCGACCATCTTCGGCAATAATAGTATCTTCACTGTAGGTGACATATGCTGGACTGAAGTACGGTACGTACTGCTCCACGGTAAAGTTCACTGAGGGCAGTGTGTCAGTCAATACAAATACGCCGTTCTCAAGGTAAACTGAGAAATCAAACAAAGGGGTGACGTTTGTAGTGGCGGTGTATGAAAGAACCGTAACCCCTTGACGAAAGAAAGTGCGGTCGCCTTTCCAAAAACGAAACATTCTGGTGGGTGAAATTGCTGCGGTGCCCTGCAAGTATGTCAAAAACTCGGTTTTCTGGGTTTCGTTGATATAAAGCGGGAATATCAGACGTTCGTTTTGCAGGGTTTGAGAATTAGTGCTGTTAGGGGTGAAATAAGAAGCAGCAATGTAATAATCAGGGTTGGCCAGAGTGTCTGTGCGATACTCCAAATATGTGGTTGCTGGAAATCGTGGCTTATACTTATAGATAGGGAGACCTACATCTGCGTTTTGCACTACGATTTCATTGATGATGCCTTGGTAAACCAGGGTATCGAAATAAGTGCTTATGGTCTCCGTTGGAGTGTTAGGCTGATAGGTGAAACTAGAAACAACATATGCATACTTATTCACTACACCTAAACGTGTATCAACATAGTTGAAGTAGGGATCAGCGGTGGGATCGGGTCCAGACCCGACTTGAGGTGTGAATACCCAAGTTCCTGCCACATAGTAGGTACCCGGTATGAGCTCTTGAGGGACCGTAACGGAGGGACTAATGGTTGCCTGCCCTTGGGCACTGACAAGAGAATCAGTTGCGGGCTGAAGAGTAAAGTTCTGAGCCACTACCCAAACGAAAGTCCCAGGACGAGTATTTTGTGGTATAGTTGAAGTTGGTATGAACTCCGATGCCAAGTAATCGTACTGAATAATTTGTGGTGAGTAGGCAGTTCCAACTGTAGCAACATACGAGTTGCCCACTACCCACGGACTGTAGGACATTGCAGGCGAAATACGACCCGCCGTGATCAAACTGGCGATATCTTGAGTGGATAAAACTGAAACATTTTGTAGAATGACGTGTAAATGCCCGTCTCCGCCTGTTGCGGGATCCCAATATGCGACTTGGCCTTGGTAGTAATTACCTGGCACTAAGTACTGAATTTGTTGTAAAGCCAAGTTTCCGTATACTGTCTGTTCTGCTTTGTTAGTCGAATAAGGAGTAAATGAAGTCTGAACGGGATAGTATTGCGGAGTGGGTAGAGTTGTTTTCACCAAATCATGCTGATTTAACAAATATTCGGTGGGTCCAAAAGAGTACACTTCAGTGTAAGTGGCGTTGTCTGCGCTGAGTCCGGGGGGAGTGTTATAGGCAGCGCTAGCCTCAATATGCGGGTCTACAAATTGCGTAGTTGCTGTGAACGAGTTATAAAATGCTGCATCAATATCACTGACTGTTGGGTCAATGGTATTGGGGAACACGCTGCCCGGTTGAAGAACTAGAAAAAGACGATCTCGAAAGTTTAGCGAAGAGTCTCTGGGGTTAACGCCAAATGCGCCATTGGCGTCTACTGACAGAGTTATATTGTACTGAACTTGACTCAGGGTTATCGGGTAGAGGTGTCCACGATTCTCTACAGGAACCATGAAGTTCACAACATTCTGTCCACGCTCTAGTTGAGTGGGAGTTAGTTCAACACCGCCGGGACCCAGAACGAAAAAGGAAACTTGACCGTTGGGGAGAAGATAGTCTGTTAGATAGTTGTAAGCACCTTGACTGGGGCGATTAGGCTGCACCGAGGTTAGTGTGCCCACCCCGTAAAAATCAGTGAAGAAATCTTGCCAATCTTGTTCGCTAACCGGGTTTTTCCTACGAATCAGGGTGAAGAAACGCTCTTGAACATCCTGATAAGTCTCAACGTCACTACCACCCACTGCCGGAAGAGGGTTGGTTACAGTGAGACCTTGTACGTTATTAGCTGAAGCACCAGTTATGGCATTTGCGGGACAGTTATATAAGCTTCCGACATACTGAGAGTAAACAGCAGCTCTGGCGTAAGAATCACCCGCCGCTATTGATACAGCATCAGCCAGAATGTACTCAAAGGACTCCCCGCCTGTTAGTGCAGGATTCGTTGTAAAAGTGGAACCCGCCGGAATAGTTACTACCTGATTATTAGGGGGAATAGTGAACAAAAGTTGAGCAGTTGCGGGTGTCCCAAGACGCCGCATTGCTCCCAAGAAAGGGCCAATCCAGTTGACCAGTACCGACTCTGGAAGTTGGTTAGCCCAATAAAGAAATTCTCCTTGTGCAAAACTCATTCCTTCGAGTAAAGCGGCTAAGGGGTTACCTGCAGAAAAGTCATTGAGCGTGTGATTAGAAGCCTCATAAACCCGTTGAGAGGCCTGTTGCACAAGCTGTGCTTCAGTACGGGGGTCTAAGGATACAGCTGGTAAAGGTGAGTATCTTGCCACTAGAAAAACCTCAAATTACAGTGGGCAAATAGTGGAGCTGCCAGTGGCGTAGTTGTCGCAGCTACCAGCTGACGAATAGTACACTCCGTTATCAATTTCAAGATTATCTAGTAGGTATGTAAGTTGGTCAACCAGCATTTCCGTGGTGACAATATCCGCGTTGTTCATCGCGGCCAATTTTGTAGGGGGCGTTACGCCTCCCGCTTCATATTTGCTATTTGTGGTGTAGCTTTTCGGAGCATTTGTTACGGTATTTGTCGGGTTACCAACAACTGCAGGATCATAACCGAAGTTCCAAACACCAGATATGACTTTTGTACCAGTTACTGACTGGCCGCTAATATACAAACCTGCGGCTGAAATGTTGGGCTGGTCTGTACCGAAAGTAAGATAACGTCCGTCAAGACCATCAGTACCAGTAGTCACTAAAGAGCTCAAGCCAAGAGCAGGATAGTGCCAATCTAAGTTTGTTTGCCCATCGAAATAAATGTTTTGAGCGCCGTTCAGCCACGCACTTGTGACGATCACTCCGCTCGAAAAAGTTGTCTTCATGAATCCCTACGGATTGCCTTCTTGGAGAGGTTTTACCCTACATACTAAAAAGCCCCGACCGAAGCCGGGGCAGTTGAGTAGTAAAATATCAGGTGCGTTCCCAATACTGGACTACGAAAGAAGTTTCAATCGTTTGCACGTTGCCACTTTCACGATCCACATCAGCTGTGGTGATCGAGCGGAAAATGCAATCATACAGGATGTATTGACCGCCTGTGGCGGCAGATCCAGTACCTGCACAATCTTTGGGAGTTACCGTGATTGTGATAGGCTGACAGTTGTAAGCCAACCAAAACTCTTCAAGAGTCTTGAAGATGGTGGGGTCATACGGTGCTGTCAGTGTAACGTCTTCAGCCGTGCGGGGGCCAACGACGTGATAGATGCGGTTACCTGTGCCATTAGCATACTTGCTTTCTTCAGCTTGATCTTTGACTCCACTAAATTTGGTGAACACCGCTGTAAAAGTCGGTCCACCAAGTGCGCTGAACGAAACCTCGTACTGCGCCTTTGTTAACGGTCGTAAAATTGCCATGGTAACACCTCCTTAGTGTCCGTAATCAGGACAGAATGTCGGTGACCATAGCGCCGGAACCGATAAGACCGGTGGCGCCAAGACCCACCAGGTTAATCACACGCTCAACAGTGATCTCAGCACGAACCACGCGACGCTCACGGATGTAGTACTCGGGACGTACAGCAGGGGTGCCAGTCAGCTGATAGGTGTAAGCGAATGCGGGAGTAGCAGCATTAGCGCCGCCAGCGGGCATAACGGAGTCAGAAGGGCCGTTCGGGCTGTAGAACAGCAGGATGCCATTCTCAGGGAACACAGGCTGCAGAGTGCCATCAGTGGCCAAATAACGACCCTCAGCCACACGCAGACCGCGCTCAAGACCGAAGTAGCGAGCCAGCACGTCCGTATCGATCGAATCGGCGCTGGTATACTTGATGCGCTCAAGGATTGCCTGGTTGGTCAGCAGCTGGTCAAACACAGCAGTACCAACAACCATTGAGTTCGGACGGATACCGATCTGGTTAGCCACTGAACGCTTCAGTGTCAGAACGTCTTCGATCGGGTTGGAGGTCAGCGAAGACCAAGCAGCAGGACCAGAAGCAGTTCCGTAAGCGGTGTTGAAAGTGGTCCAGCTTGTGAAACCAAGACCATTCTGGGCACCAGCGCCAGTGTTGTGCTCGTAAGGGTTATATGTGCCGGTCACGGTCACAGCTTGAGACACTGTGTACTCGTAAGCGTTCATCAGACGAGACATGGCGTTGCGAGTTTCGATCGCACGCAGGTCAACCTGAGCAGGACCTTCGCCGGCGTTCTCAATGACTTCTTCGGGCAGTTCCCAAGCAACCACTTCTTGCTCGAGAGCATAAGGCTCCGAGTCGTAACGTGATTGAACGAAGGGAATATTGGTGCCATACGCACGACGGAAGTCGTTGATGGCGAACTGTTCTTTGCCGAAACGCAGAATGCGGCCAGCACGAGTAGGGGTGTCCACAACGGGAGCAATGAAGTTGGCGATGTTGGTCGCCGGCAGCATGAAACCTTGTGCCAGTGTTGTCAAAATAGGATCAACACCCGCATAGGTTTGCGAGAGGTTCATCATGGGGAGGAGTCTCCGAAATTAAATTGTCTTCAAATGGTTGCAACCAGGGTTGGGACTTATATCGCGTCTCTCTAGGCTATCTGCCTAACAACTACGAGCGCCCAAACCCCGGCTAACAACCTAGCTATTAGGCGAAGGAAACCAGCACAAGCTTGCGACCGCCGATTGCGATATTCTCACGGATCAGAGGTGTGGTGCCATCGAGTGTCACAGCAGTGCCAGCAGCAGTTGCTTGGCCGAGCGTATTGATATGGAGCACTGAGTTCAAGCTGATAGCAGCAGAAGCAGGGTCAACTTCAACGAGCAGCAGACCGCTAGTAGCAACTGTCAGTTGACGAGCTGTGTAAGGTTGGGCGAGAGCTGAAGGCATGTAAGCTTGGTTGATGCCGACGATGGTTGTGGGGGCGACGGTGAAAGCATCGCCGGCAGCGGCGACGTTGGGGCCAGCCCAAGTAGCGTAGGAGACAGCGCGGAGTTCGCCGATTTCGACAGTGCCGACAGCACCGCTTTGGGTGTCAACGGCGGCCTCCCAAGTCTCGGCATAACGGATGTACTGTTTTGAATAAATAGGTGCAGCGTTTGTTGCCATGATTTTATCCTAAATAAGTGGACTTCAAGTGTGTCTCGCCAGAATGTGACGAGATAGATTAGGGAGAGCACAAGACATTCCGCAATGGGGACATTCCACAAAGGTTCTGTTATGCTTTCCGTGAGGTAGTTTGCCTAAGACATACCCCTCACCGGGGCACGTATGAGACCTTTTGTTGTTTAGTCCGTTGTTCCACCATGGCATTTTGCCTGTGGCTCTTGCAGTTTCGCGGGCTTTTTCGCGAGCTTTGTCAGAGACACCAAGTGCATTTCGAGTTGCTGCGCCTTTCTTCCCTGCGTTTGAATGATGGTTGGGGTTTTGACGAATGAACTCTTTCCTGGCTTCAGCAGTAGCTTGAGCTGATGTTATTTGTCCAGTGAGCCCTTCATATGCGATCCTATCCCACTCGTCTCCAATCTCTATGTATCGAAGTCGATGCATGAATGCGTGCATTGCAACATTCACTCTGACAAGATTGCTCGGGTCGTCAGTTCCGCCAGCGTGTGTTGGAACGATGTGGTGTGTGTGATAGTGGATTTTCATACTTGTATTTTACCCGTTATCGGTATTCAATTGAACACCGGCAATGATCAAAGCATTGGCATCCTCTTCCGGGCATAGGGAGAGTACCCATAGGTTGCCACCCTAATCCGTGGTAATGAGTACAATCTTGGCAAGTTTTTTTATCTTGCAACCCAATCCTACGCATTTCTTTGTAGCCTTGTTCTTGGTGCTTCATATAGCTACCAAGATTGAAGAAAGAATAAGTGGGGTTTGCAATATAACGTATAACTCGCCCGAGTAAAGAAGTCCAAGTGCGACCAACTGCAACCATCTTTGCGGCTTCTATGGCGCCTTGCTCTGCTGGGTTGGTTTCCAGAAGTTCGTTATCAAAGTCATAGTCGACGAAGTCCATTGTTTTATCGCCAAGGCGTAATGTGCCATCATCGATGTATTCTTGTGTTTCTGAGAGGAACTTCACAAGTGGCAGTAACATGTCTCCCACGATAGTGGGCCACGCTTTCTCCATCTTATCGTCTGGTTTGCTGTCTCCAGCACCAAGATAAACTGCTGCAAGTGCAGAGGTGAGGGTTTTATCGAGCATCGTCCGCTCATATTCCTCCCACCTCATTTGCTTATCTCGCAATCCTTTGACGATAACTTTAGCATCTTTGGCCATCATTTCTTCAAGACTTTCTCGGGTCTTATGCTTTTTGGCCAATGCTTTAGCTTGTGAGAAATAGTCCTCCCTTCGTTTAGTAGCTAGTCCTACGGTTGAAAGGAGGTCCATCGCTATCTCAGGAATACATCGCTTTCTTTAGAGCCTCGACATAATCCATTTTGCCTTCAGAAGCTTCGACCATCTTCAGTGCTTTACTGTGAGGGTCAAGATCTTCTTCCGAGTATTGGAAAGTGCCGGAAGGAACCATCTCACCATAGGAGACCATGGGAGGCAGTTTGCTCAGAAGTGCCAGCAGTTTAGTAGCAGCAGTTTCGCCTTCACTAAACTCCAGTGTACCAAACTCCAGTCCTTCGCAGTATGAGATGAGGTCTTCTTCGGGCATGATACCGTCAGTGAGACGACCTTCTGTGTAAAGATGTCCGATGGCGCTAGCCATCTTCTCACGACGGGCATTCATCTTGGTTTCTTGGTGACGACGCTCAAGCTCAGCGTACTTGTCCTTCAGCGACTGAAGTTCCTCGTACATCTGCTCTGGGAAACCCATTGAGCGTGACTGACTTTGTGAGCCCATACCGCAATGATCTGTGGAGAGTTCATTGAAGTCATCGCCCTCTTCGTCATCGCCATCCTCATCGTATGTGGAACCGAAACCAGTTTTGGTGTATGGTTTCTTCTCACCGTGCTCCTCCGAGAACACCCCACCTGACTTTTTGGTCTTTTGGTTGGGACCGCCTTGGAAGGTACCACTCAGATTATCTTCAGCGAAAGCACCATCAGGACCAACGGTTTGATCTGCTTCGTCAATTTTATCGAATGCACCCGGTGTAAGATGTTTGTCAGTTGATTTCTTCTCACCGCGAGGAACTTCAGCGAAAGCACCATCGGGACCAACAACTTGAGCCACACCACCTTCGTATTCACCGGGAACCAGTTGGCCTTTGTTCAGCTTCACTTTGCCCTGTTTGATGTTACCGGGTTCGTCTTCATCATCGCCCTCAGCGTGAGCTGTAACGCCCATAGGACCAGTAGTTTCAGCCGCTTCAGGCTCGGCGTGATCGATAGCTCCGCCTTTCACTGTTTTGCGACCGTCAGAACTCTTTTGGCGAAGAACGCGCATGCTACCGTCAGACATGACGTTGATGGTGCTAACAGCGAACACTTCGTTGTCAGGAGTCTCTTCAGTCTCCGTGGGGACTTTGGTGTCGGAATCTTCACGACCAGCTGGGTTAGAACCTGAAGCAGTTTTCGGTGCATTCACACCGTAAGACTTAGCATCTACATCGTATTGATCCATGTTAGTCACCCGCTCATAGTTGTCGGATTGGCCGGCCCAGCGCTCAGGACCATCACTAGCCATTTCTGTTTGTTTCGCTGTTTTTTTACGGTCGGTTTCTTGCTCGCCATTTTCAGCTGTGTTCAAACGGTCAGCGTCTTGCATTCCGCTTTGAGCAGTTTTGAAACGTCCCGTGTCGCTACCGGCGCCAGCTTTGCCCGTTTGCATGCGGTCTTCGTAACCATTTTTAGCAGAGCGAGCTGTCTCAAAACGTCCTGTGTCATCATCATCATCCGACTCAGACTTTTTACCGAACTTCACCACGCCAGGTGAGGGGTTGGTCTTATAGGAGACTTCGTCGTATTCAAGTTCAGCGTGGTCTGCTTTGTCATCGGGGTGCTCGCCTTTGCTCAGAGGCCCATGCTTTTGCAAATGACGGAAATCTTCGGCTTCGAGCTTGCCGTTTTTGTTTTTATCCAGGATGCGCTGATTGGGGTGCAGCTCTTTGTGGTCATTCGACAGTTTGGCATCCTCATCTTTTTCGAGCTCCTCTGTCTCGTGAGCCTTGCCGAACTCTCCTTCTTTGATCTGGCGCTTGGCCTCCGCTGAACGATCAGCAGCGGCTTTCCGCTCTTTGCGAGGCTCTTTGTAGACGTTTTCTACAACCTGCATGACTTGGCCGTTGGCACCGGACGTGCGCTTACGGCTGATGTTCTTATCTTCCATAAATTGGTCCTCGGGGAGATTGTCTTCAAGTTCAGCCGTTTGCTGAGCAATTTCAGTGCCTTCGCGTTTCCGCTCGGCAAATTGTTGACTGGGGTTGTCTGGACTGGCTTCATCTGCCGCCCCGTCAGAGGCCGCGACTTGGTCAGTCTGTTGTGATTTTTGTTCTTGTTGAGAGTCTTGCAAGTCAGACACAGCAGCTGTGACGTCTTTGCGAACTTCTTCAAGCTTCTCTTTCAACATTTCGAGCGGACTTTTATCGACGATCATCGTCGGTCCAAGTTCATCATCAAAGATGTCAGCAGGAGACAAAGCAACGGCAAAGTCGTAGCATTCTCCCCACTCCGCAAAAGAGAAAGGTTCAAGACCTTTCACAGCCGGAGGTGAAGCTCCGAGCAACGCCAAATGACGAGCACTCCACTCACCCTTATGTGGATTTATTTGCGAATCGGGTGAATAGAAGGAAATGGAAACCTTACGGTAGTGGCCGTCTTTGACGAGATCTTTGGCAACGTCTGTGAATGCCACTTCGGCATACAGATTCTGACCATCGCTCTCGAAACCCTTAATCCAACCAAAAGAGGGCAAACTATCGTTATCTCCCTGGTGGCCAAGAACTAAAGGTGCTTCGTGGATAGACGGGTCATAGTTGTTGACGACTTGTTTGAGTTCCTTAGGAGTGAACCTCCTTTGGACGCCCTGTGCAGAGGTCTGATCACCGGCCTTAAACACATGGATCTTCTTTGTGAACACAGTACTTAAAGTGACCTGGTGCTTAGTTTTACCCTACTCCACTGTCAGCGTCATCCGCTGCAGTGTCTTCGGTGATCTCTTCATCGCCAAAAGGTTTTTCAGGCTGTTGGTTAGTTTGATTATCCGCACCAAAAACAGAACCAAAGAGATCTTGGTCTTCATCAGGGTTGTATGTAGTAGTGTTTTCCTGAGGTGGTGGCGTATCATCCTTCTTACTCTCAAGCTCCACTCTAAAGTGACGCTCGATCCATTCTTTTTTCGGTGTAAATCCAGATTGAATCATTAAAGCCACATCAGTCATTTGAAGAGGCGATTCTTCAATACGGAACTCCCGTGTAAGCATAGGAGCTGCCACGTCGGTACCGAAGTTTAGATCCACAATCCAACGAATCAACGTCTGAGTTAGATTTTGTGAAATCATCTCTGATAGTTCAGAAGCTTTCACAACACGAACCACATTGGCTACCTGCGAAGACGCTCTGGATCCAGCTTCAGCTTGCCCTGCTTCATTCTCACCGCAAATCAACACACTGATTTCTTTATCAATGTAGTCTATGAGATTTTTGAATACGTCGGGAGAGCCATGCGGTTCCACAAACTCCAACTCATACCCCTCAGGCAAAATCATCGCAGTTTCTTGCGATAAATTAGAGAGATGATCGTAGAGTGTGTCGAGTTCTTGTGTACTAGCACTAAGGGGGGCTTTGGCTACAGCCGTAGGAGTTGCATAACGATCCCCATACAGAACATAAGACTCAATAGCGCGACGACGAAACTTGATCAAGGGATAAAGAATACGACCTAAAGATGAACCGTAGGGATCGCCATTGTGTGAAACGAAATATCGACTCACAATAAACTTGCGCTGTGGCAACTCCACTCCCTCAAACATGCGGTTGAAAGTGAGGCAGCGCATCGTAAAACCGGTTTGTGCTCCTTCTTCTTCTTGAAACACAAAGCGACGCTGATCACGCATGCGAATGTCATAAGGAATAACGCCTCTACCCGTCTTCTTCCACATTACCTCGCCAACGGAGAAACCAACTATTAGACATTCAGCAATTCCTTTGTAAATGTCATCTAGGGGCATCTCTTCAATAACCTCGACTACAAAGTCGCGGACCGCCATGTCTCCAGGCTTATCGCTATAGGGCTCAATATACCATGGGCGTGAAGTTACTTCTTGGAGAAGTTTTGAAAAGCACCCTTGTAATTGTTCATCAAACAATAAACGTTGATACACTGAAAGGGCGCGATTGCCCCCCTTCTGGATAAGGAGATCATCTTGGCTCCTGACGATAGTGTTGCCTTGTCCAGTGAAGGGAGACGAACTCCCGAACATGTAAATGGACGCTAAATTATATGGATCGTTTGTATATTTTGCAATTTCGCCCTGAGGAACTGGAGGTGTCCTAAAACGTTGTGCCATTACTTTTTACTCCTCGGTAACCAACCTGACACCCATCCTTCTCCAGGACATTCTTTTGCGTAGGTGTTTTTTACACCATTGTTCCACCCTTTCATGCCAGTCTGTAAGGTACGGGCAGATTCTCGATCTCCACCCCAAGGTTTGCCTGTCAAAGGGTTATTCTCTCTTTCCAACCCCTTGTTCCAAGGCTCCTTACCAAACG